TTTGTATCCAAGTTTTCAACTAAAACACAATTTGGTATTGAAGAACTAACAGAAACTTTTATTAAATTAAAAGCGGCTGGTATTGAACCAACTGAACAACTCCTTACAACCTTTACTGATACAGCGGCTATTACAACTGATCAATTAGGATCATTGCAGGCGATTACTGATCTATTTTCTAGAACGGTATCAGGTGGTTTAGGTCTAGAAGAACTTAATAGACTTGCAGACAGAGGTGTTCCTGTATTCAAAATCCTAGAAGAACAACTAGGTATTACACGTCTTGAAGTATCTGAATTTGGTAAAACAACAGAAGGTGCCGCAAAAATTAGAGATGCACTTCAAAAAGGTTTAGATGAATTAGCAGGTGGAGCAACAGCGGCAAGGGTTAATAATTTATCAACCCAAATATCTAACTTGAAAATTGCATTTGGAAATGCACAGGATGCCGTTGGACGACAAGGATTTGCTCTTGCACTTGGAGAGGTTGTTACAAAAATAACAGATACAATTACCAACAATGAAGAATTGGTTAAATCAATTGGATTGAATTTAACAAAAGCATTTTTAGGTGCCATTGAAATTGGTAAATTTTTAATTGCTAATATTGAATTGATAGGCAAGGCATTTCTATTGCTTATTGGTATCAAGGTTGCTTTATTCTTTGGCAATATAGCGATAGCCGTTTCTAGAATACTATTGCCTGTCTTGGCATACTTTGGATCATTCATATTAACAACAATTATTCCAATTCTAAACAAATTAGGATTGGCTATGTTGAATTTTATTCCTGGTGGTATAGTTGTAAGAGGTGTGGTTGCAGGTATTGCCGCAATTGCCACAGCATTTGGATTGCTTAAGGGTGGTGAAAAGGCCGCAGATTTATTAAAAGAAAAATTTGGTGATCTAGAAACTTCACTTAAAACACTTGGTATTGAAGGTGTTGATGAATTAAGAGAGGGGCTAGGTGGTGTAACAAAAGAATCAGAAAGATTAAATGAAAAAGCCAATAAAATTAATGAAAATCTTAAAAATGCAGGCACCTCTGTTGATGAGAAAAATGAAAAGGTCAAAAAAGGTGTTGAATCATACAACAAAATTATAACAGCATTAGAAACAGAATTAGAATTAAGCAAACTTAGTAAAGATGAAAGAGAAAAAATAAAAGCAATTAAGGATGCTGAAGTTAAACTTGGTAGAGAATTAACCGCTGAAGAAAAGAATCAAATTGAAAGTTTAAAAGAACAAATTTCATTACAAGAAAAACTTAAAGAAGCGGAAGGTGCACTTCCAGGACTTATTTCAGAAGCAGGTGGTGCATTTGGTGCGGGTAGTGCTGAAGAAATTGCCCAGGCAGAAAAAATTAAACGTCTTGATTTATTAAGAGACAATGATAGACTAAGTGAAGAACGTCATCAAAAATTAAAAAATGCTCTTATTAAAAAATATGAACTGGAAAGAACTGCGTTCCAACAAGAACAGGTTAATAAACAATTTGAATTAATCAAGTCAGGTAGAATGGCTGAACTTGATCTTGAAAATTTAACTTCAGATCAAATTAAAGACCTTACAATTAAATCAGGTAGAGAATTATTAAGTGAAATGGCCAAACACAACAAGGCCGCTTTCATGTTAAACAAAGCACTTGCTCTTAAAGATGCTATTATCAGCACAGCACAAGGTATTGGTAAAGCACTAGCATTAGGTCCAATTGGTATTCCATTAGCGGCAATTATTGGTGCTATGGGTGCTGTTCAAATTGCCACAATCGCACAACAACAATACACTGGTAGAGCAAGAGGTGGTATGGTTGAAAGTGATACACCATACATGGTAGGAGAACGTGGTCCAGAAATGTTTGTTCCTAAAGGTCGTGGAACAATTATAAGTGCTGAAAGTTTACGTAACATGAATAGAGGTGGAGACGTTGCACCAGTAAATGTTACATTCCAAATACAAGCAAATGACACATCAGGTTTTGATGAGTTGATTACATCAAGACGTGGTTTAATTATTAACTTAATCAACACCGCTTTAAATGAGCGTGGTAAAGAAGGGATAACATCATAATGGCCAACTTAGGAAACTATCCATCAATACCAGCATTTAGTGGTGTTAATTTTAAAATACAAACTACAACACAGCAAACAACAAGTCTCAGCCAAAAGAGATATAGAAACAGCATTGGAACAACCTATTTTACTGCAACAGCACAATATCCTCCAATGACCAGAACAGAATTTAGATCAGTTATGGCCTTTCTTGCAAAGTGTCAAGGTCCTCTAAATGAATTTGATATTATATTGCCTGAGATTAGTGAAAACCAAGGTGATACTGCGGGTAGCACACCTGAGGTTAATGGAGATCAAGCGGCAACAACAAGTACCATTGCAATGGATGGATTTGCATTTTCAGTAAATGTGCTTAAGGCGGGTGATCTAATACGTTTTACAAATCATACAAAAGTTTACATGGTTACAGATGATGTTACATCAAGCGGAACAGGAACAGCAAACGTTAATATTACACCAGCACTTGTATCAGGTGTATCAAACAATGAAGCGGTTACAATTAACAACGTTCCTTTTAGAATGACTTTGAATAACGACAGCCAAGAAATTGCTGTTGGAACCACAGAACTATATCAATATGAAGTAGACCTAATTGAGGTATTGTAATGGCCAGAATATTACCTGCTCTTACTAGTAAATTTCAAAGCGGAGCATTCGTAGCCGCACAAATCATTGAGATTGAACTAACAGAGCAATACAACAGCCTCAATGGATTATACTTTACAGACGCTCCGTTTAGTTTTTCATATGATTCACCCACAGCATTTGATACTGGTAGCAATACCTATCTATCAAGTGGTGATCTAATGGGTGTAAGCGATTCAAAAGAAACAGGAGAACTACAAGTTAGCAATATGTCAATGACATTTAGTGCATTGAACACAACCTATAGAGATTTGCTTTGTAAAAGTGCAATAATCAATAAACGTGTACAGGTATATAGGGTTTATTTTAATGAAGCAACATTATCAGCGGTAGCAACACCTTTATTATTATTCAAAGGAAAAATATCAGGTTATAAAATTACTGATGCTGAAAAACAAGCACAATTTGTAATTGAAGTAGCAAGTCAATTTGTAAACTTCAATAGAACAAATGGTATGATTACCAATGAAGGTAGTTTAAAACGTTATAACAAGGATTCAAGGGCATTTGAATTTGCACACAAAACAGATGAACAGATATTCTGGGGGAGAAAAAGTTAATGGGATGGAATCCGTTTAAAGCAATTGGTGATTTCTTTGAAGGTGTTTTTGATACCATCAAGAACATTGGTAAAGCCATCTTTGGTTTTATTGGAGATGTGTTTTCATTTGTTGTGGCTCCTTTTGGTGCTGTTCCAACTCCCAATGTTACATCAAATGCAGGTGAAGAAGCCAGAGGTATTACGGTTACTAAAAATGGAACCACAGCACACATACCTATCGTTTATGGTTATAGAAGAATAGGTGGTTCAATAGTATTTGCTGAAACAAATGGAGAAACAAACAAGTATCTTTATGTTTGTTACGTGTTATGCCAAGGAGAAATTCAAGGTATAAGACGTTTGTTTATTGATGACATTGAAATACCAACAGCATTGATGACAGGCACAAACAATACATTACCTGCAACTTCAGAAATTACAATTAACACAGGACGTTTTAAAAATTTAGTTAAACTACAAGCATTCAATGGTGCAACAGGTGATACACAAAGTTCATTGTTAAATGGATCTAATAGTTGGAAAAATGCAACGAGGTTAATACCAGGGGTTGCTTATCTTGCTGTTAGATATGAATATCCAGAAATCAAAAGCAATGACGATGCTGAAGCAAACCCTTTCAAGGGCGGTATACCAAGCATACAAGCAGAAGTATTAGGTAAAAAGGTATATGATATTGCAACACTACAAGCGGATAGTGCAGGTTATGAATTACCAGGCGAATATGCCAACTTGACCAAAACCTATTCAATAAATCCTGTGAACCATTTGTTAGATTATATGCTGGATCCAAAGTTTGGTATTGGCTTGGGCATTGAAGAAATAGATACAGAAAGTTTTAACAAGTCAGCAAACAAATGTCTACAATATGTTGAATACTATTCAGGACAAAGTGGTAGAGCATTAAGTGGTAACCAAGTTATTCTTACAGATAAAAAATTAATTGATAACACAAAAGAATTGGTTAAAGCCTGCCGTGGTATCATGCCTTATGTGCAAGGTCAATACAAATTAACAATTGAAGATGGTGGTAATGCAACTGATATTACAAGTTCAGTGGCCACCATTGTTTACAGCGTTGATGATGAAGATGTTATCAGCGGTATTTCAATGCGTGGTGAAGCAAAGAACACAAAATACAATCAAGTGGTTGTAAATTATATTGAGCCTGAAACAGATTTTCAAAATCAATCAATTGCTTATCCAGAAACAGACAGCACAGAACACGTTGCCGCATTGGCAGAAGATAACGATGAAGTGCTAAAAGGAGAATTTAATTTTCCAAGCATAACCAACAAGTATATTGCACAAGACCTTGCTAAAATGATTTATGAAAAGTCACGCACACAAAGACAAGTGAGTTTTCAAGCGATGCCTGAATTAATGACGGTTGTCCCAGGTGATATTATCAATATTACAAACAGCAGATTGGGTCTAAGCAATCAACCATTCCGTGTAACAGGTATGAACATTAGAACTGATAGTTCAGTTTCAATAGAAGCGGTTGAACATATACCTGTGGTATATCCTTACATTACAACTGATGAAGCGGATGTATTTGAAACACCTAGACAGCCTGATTCAATACTGCCTAATCCTATTACACCAGATAAACCAGATAAGCCAGTGGGCATTGTTCCACCAATTG